ATCAGAAGAAATTCTGAATGAAGTTGACCCAGTAACAGTTGGAGCAGGAGTTGCAGCTATATTTGGAGCATCTGTTGGATTAGACAAGTTAATGACTAAGTTAGAAGCTGGTGATTTTGGAGAAAAAGGAGAAAAACTAGCTGCTGTTCTTAGAAAGCATGGAAAAGCTGCTGCTAATAGATACGACGAAGGAGAAGGTGCAAGCCACTCTGAAGTTGAGGAAGTAAGCATGCACACACGTACTCCAGAAAACAATGATTTAGTTAAAGCAATAGATTTTATTGGTAAGCATGCTAAAAAAGCAGGCAAATCAGTAGCTGATTTTGTTAAAAACATTGAAGTAGGGAAAATGTCCGATGCTATGAAAGAAGCAGAAACAGAAGATCATCATAGTGAATTAGAAGAAGCTATGACTACTATTGAAGCTTTAAAAGGACAACTTCAAGAAGTAAACCTTCTTAACGCTAAGTTACTTTATGTAAATAAAGTTTTCAAAGCAAACAGTTTATCTGAGTCACAAAAAGTAAGCGTTATCGCAGCATTCGATAAAGCTGAAACAGTTAAAGAAGTCAAATTAGTATTTGAGACTGTATCTGATAATGTAGTTGGGAGACCATCTAAAGGTACTATCAAAGAAGCTAAATTAGGTATGGCATCAAAAGCAACTGGAATAACCGCTTCTAAACCGGCAGTAATAACAGAAGCTTCAGAAGCTGTAAGAAGAATGCAAAAATTAGCAGGAATAATTAAATAAATTTAAAAACAACAAATTTTAATCATGGAATTAAATCAATTATTAGAAGGGTCTAACAACTATAAAAGCGTACAAGCTGATGCAGCTCGTTTAGCTGACAAGTGGACCCAATCTGGACTCTTAGAAGGATATACTAACGAGATCGAGAAAAACAACATGGCTATGATTCTTGAGAATCAAGCTAAGCAGATTGTATCTGAGCAGTCCAATACTGGCGCTGGTGGATCTTTTTCTGCAGGAACAGGAGAACAGTGGGCAGGAGTAGCTTTACCATTAGTACGTAAAGTATTTGCTCAAATCTCTGCTAAAGACTTTGTAAGTGTACAACCAATGAATTTACCTTCAGGACTTGTATTCTTCTTAGACTTTAAATATGGATCAGCATTTAGTGATAGAACTGTAGGAGAAAACATGTACGGTAACGTATCAACTGCAAACAGTAAAATGGCTGTAGATACAGACGTATCTGGAGGACTTTACGGAGCTGGAGCTTTTGGATATTCTTCAAAATCAGGATCTATTGGTAGCGCTGCTTTATCGTTTCACGCGGTAACACAATCAGCTACATCACAATCTGTTGGATACCAAGACGGAACACTTCCTTCTGACTATGTAGTAATAGGACATACATTCAGTACAAGTGATGAAATCGATTTGCTAGGTGTAAGAGCTTTCCAATTCGTATCAGGATCAGATGCTGCAGGATCACCAAATGCTGCACCAGTAGGAGGATTTGTAACAAACTACCCACAATGGACACGTATCGCAACAGAAACAAGCCCATTAAGAGTAGAATTTACACTTAAGAAATCAGATATATCACTTAATGTCAAAGGAGGCATTTCAGGATCTATTTTCTATTACAAGCAGCCTGCTGATAACACTAGAGGTGACTTTGAAGATAATCCAGCTGGATCTATTGCAATCCCAGAAATCAATGTAGAACTTGCTTCTGAATCAATTGTAGCTAAGACTAAAAAGTTAAAAGCACAATGGACACCAGAATTCGCTCAAGATCTTAACGCTTACCACAGTATTGATGCTGAGGCTGAGTTAACATCTTTATTGAGTGAGTATATTTCTATGGAAATTGACCTTGAAATCTTAGATATGTTAATTCAAGATGCTGCTACTACTGAAAAGTGGTCTGCTGAGAATAACAAAGTATGGAATGGAAGTAGCTTTGTTACTACAACTTCAGACTTCTATAATACTCAAGGACAATGGTTCCAAACATTAGGAACTAAAATCCAAAAAGTATCTAATAAGATTCACCAGAAAACCTTAAGAGGTGGTGCTAACTTCTTAGTATGTTCTCCAACTGTAGCAACAATCCTAGAATCAATTCCTGGATATGCAGCTTCAACTGACGGTGACAAACAAGAATTTGCTTTTGGTGTACAAAAAGTAGGTCAATTGAACGGACGTTACAAAGTATATAAAAACCCTTACATGACTGAAAACTCTATCCTATTAGGATATAGAGGATCTCAGTTCTTAGAAACGGGTGCTGTATATGCTCCATATGTACCATTAATGATGACTCCTCTAGTATACGATCCAAAAACCTTCACACCACGTAAAGGAATTATGACTCGATATGCTAAGAAGATGTTAAGACCAGAATTCTACGGAAGAATCTATGTAAGTAACTTAGATACTATATAATCTGAATTAGATTTTTATTAAATTAAGAGAGGCCTTTGGGCCTCTTTTTTTTTGTTTATATACTAAATTTTTACTATATTTATATATAACAATAAAAACGTTTTATATATGCCTTCAAACCATCACACGGACGATGTATTTGTCCAAAAGAAAAGACCGAAGAGACCAATTAAATTTAATGTTCAACTTAACGAAGAACAGAAACAAGCAAAAGCAAAGATATTAGAATCCCCTATAACTGTTATAAAAGGAATGGCAGGATCAGGTAAAACACTTGTAGCAACACAAGTAGCTTTGGATATGCTATTCACAAAGACTGTAGAAAAGGTTATTATAACAAGACCTACAGTGTCTAAAGAAGATATAGGCTTCTTACCAGGAGATATAAGAGAAAAAATGGACCCTTGGTTAGCACCGATATATCACAACCTACATATGTTATACAATAAAGAGAAAGTACAGAAACTTCTCGATGATGAAATTATTGAAATAGTCCCATTTGCTTTCTTACGAGGACGGACTTTTGTAGACTCTTTTGTAATAGTAGACGAAGCTCAAAATGTTACTCATTCTCAAATGGAAACTGTAATAGGAAGGTTAGGTAAAGGATCTAAAATGGTAATATGTGGCGATATGGCACAAATCGATTTAAAAGATAAAAGAGAAACAGGTTTTTCTTTCTTAAGCAGAGTAGAAGAAAATGTAGAAGGGTTTAAAACAGCTTCTTTAGAATACAACCACAGACATGAAATAGTAGCTCCTATACTCAAGGTATACAAGACCTTCAGGGATTAACTGCTATTTATAAATAAACTATATTAAAATGGCTAATTTTACATACTTTATAAGAGAAAGAGTAAAACTCAACGGAGTTGAAAGAGGAACAAACGTTGAAGTTAAAATACCCGGTATTAATTACTCAGATAATAGAGTAATGACAATACCATCAGGGTCAATCACAGAAATAATTAATGTTGACAACTTACCCGGTGCAGGGACTTTTGTAAGTAGTAGTATAAAGTATGCTAGAATAACTAACCATGCTACTAGTTCTATAAATTTAGAAGTATCTGGTTCAACTTCTCAAATGAGTTTTTTAATTACCGGTAGTGGTAGCTTTATGTTTAGTACTGAATTTGTAGCACCATTATTTAATGAATTTATTTATAATGACTTAAGGGCTATTAAAGCAACCGCACTCACAGGTGGAGGTGCTACTCTTAGTTATTTTATAGCATTAACATAGTAAACTAATATAATATGGCTAATATAGCAATTTGGAACGGAGGTACTAATTTTATAGCAGGAGAATCTACACCGTTTGGATTCTACGACGATGACATGTCATTTCAAGAAGATGCGCCTAAAGTTGCTAGATATATAGCTGAAAAACTTGGATGGCCAGTTCTAGATATAGAGTTAAATGAAAGGCAATTTTATACTGCATTTGAAGAAGCTGTAACTGCATACGGAAAAGAAGTTATAGAATCTATAGCAGCAGAGAATATGTCTAGTACAGTTAACGGCTCTTCATCGGGTGAAGCTGTTAACACTACTTTATATAGACCAAGCCTTAGTAGCGTAATAAGAGCAAGTCAACAATATGGAACTGAAGCTGGAGTAGGAGGAGATGTTACTAAAAAGTCAACACTAATAGACCTTTTACCTAATCAGCAAGTTTATAACTTAGAGTCATTAATCTCAGCACCATCAATGGGTTCTGGGAAAAATACTATAGAAGTAAGGAGAATATTTTATGAGGCAACTCCTGCAATAATGAGATATTTTGATCCTTATGCAGGTACAGGAACAGGTATTCAATCAATTATGGACGCCTTTGATTTTGGTTCTATGAGCCCAGGAGTAAATTTTCTACTAATGCCTGCCTCTTACGATGTATTGAAAACCCAAGCTATAGAATTTAATGATCAAATTAGAAAAGCAGGGTATAGTTTTGAAATATCAAATAACATACTTACATTGTTTCCAATTCCAAAGTCACCTGGCAAGCTTAGAGTTGAATACTACGAACTAAAAGAAAAAACTACTAAACAAGCAGGATTTGATGACGGAGTAAATTTCGAAGCTACTGCTGAAAGCGGAGGATCTGTAGGTGGATCAGGAGGCTCAACATCTTCCACAGGAACCCCTACTAACATTTCAAATGTTAATGCTCAAAATTTAATATATGCTGAAATAAATGCAATAGGGAGACAGTGGATATTTAAGTACGCTGCCGCAACAGCAAAAGAAATGCTAGCTTACGTTAGAGGAAAATATCAGACAGTCCCTGTACCAGGTTCAGAAGTGACAATGAATGCATCAGACTTATTAGCAGATGCTAGAGAAGAGAAGATATTCTTAGTAGAGGATTTAAAGGCTACTATGCAAACAGCATCAATGACTAACCAACTAGAATTAGCAGCAACACAAACAAAATATATTAACGACGCAATGGCCGGGGTTCCAATGCACATTTACATAGGATAATGAAAATAATTAATTTACTATCAGAACTACAGTTTTCTATATACCAAGCTATGGTAAGAGTAGGGCATTCAGAAGATATAACAGTACAGGATATAGGGGAAATGCTAAGAGCTATTCCCGGTGTATTGACAGTAGGTCAAGTATCTCATAATGGAGATAACAATACTGCGGTAATGAAAGTAAAACTGTTAACAACTAAACCAGCCTCCGAAGCATTCGCAGCATTTAAGACAACATCAATACAGAGAATACCAGAGGTTAAGAAAATAGAAGTAGCTGAGAAAACAATCGAAAAGAAAAAATAATATATGTTATTTGGCAGTAAAAAAGATTTTGATGTTCTTACTAATATAGGGAGAGAGCTTTTAAAAGATATAGTAGAACAAGAAATTGGGTACTATAAACTCTCTTTAGAGGATACTCAAGCAAATATATACGGAGAATCTACTGATAAAATATACTTAGACCCAGTTAAACTTAACTGCTTTATTACCAGAGGAGATCAAGTTGTAAGTGTTGATGACTTTGGACCTGATTTAGGTAGGGAAGCATCATTTGCTTTTATTAGACAGGATTTAGTAGACGCTACAACCGTACCTGAAGTAGGAGATGTAGTAATGTGGCATGAAGATTATTATGAAGTAGATACAGTAAGAGAGAACCAATTATTTGTAGGTAGAGACAGTAGCTATAACTTAACTAACTACGGTAGTAAATTTGGATCTTCTGTATCAATTATAGTAGACTGCCACTTAACAAGAGTAGATAAAATAGGAATCACTAGAGCACGTTAAGATATGGCTAAAGAAACAAGAATATTACCAGTAGAGCCCAAGAGACAATCGGAAATTTCTCAAGATTCTATTTCTACCTATAATAATGCAGCTAAACAACCTACACCTGATACTCTAAAGAAGAATAGAGGGTATAATCGCTCAGTGAAAGGAGATGATGTAAAGCAATTTAACATAGGGTTAAGAGATATTGACGAAACTATTATTTATTACTTTAATAATGTAATTAAGCCCTCGGTTATTCAGAATAATAAGAGAATAGCAGTACCTACTATATACGGATCACCAGAAAGGTGGGCATCAGTCCAGAAAGACGGTTACTATAGAGATAAGAACGGTAAGATTCAAACTCCTCTTATAATGTTTAAGAGAGACTCAATAGAGAAAAATAGAAGCTTAGGTAATAAGTTAGACGCTAATAACCCTAATAACTTCTCTATCTTTCAAAAAAAATACTCTAAAAAAAATATATACGATAGATTTAGTGCATTATCTAATAGAGAGCCCGTAAAGGAACTTTATGGCGTAATTATTCCCGATTATGTCAACATAACGTACTCTTGCATCGTTTTTACTGAGTATGTTGAACAAATGAATAAGATAGTTGAATCAATTAACTTTGCATCAGATGCTTATTGGGGAGATCCAGAAAGATTTAACTTTCGAGCGATGATAGACTCTTATACTACTACTACAGAGTTAAATCAAGGACAAGACCGTACAGTAAAGACAAATTTTGAAATTAAAATGATGGGACATATAGTTCCAGACAGTATTAATGCATCTATTGCTAGTATGAACAAGTTTTACTCCAAGTCTGCTATTAAGTTTGGATTAGAAGTAGCAGGAACTACCGAAATACTTAATGCTAGTGCAGCAACACCAGCAGATAAAGCACCAAGAGGTAGATTTTACGACGCAGTCACAGGAAAATCAGAAATTACAGTACAATCAAGCGGGATGTCCTCAGATGAAAGAGCTTATTTAGCGTTGAGTGCTATAATAGACACTAATAACAACACTTATAATGTAAATACAGGTAATAGAACGGTTACTTTTAGTAATATTACGATAGCAACACCACCAGCTAACTTCCCAGCATTAACTGTCCAAGATTTTACAGTATTTATTAATGGACTAATGATCGAACCATCAGCTATAACATCTGTAGTACAGACAGGAAGTAATGTCGTAATAACCTTTACAAGCGAAGTTAATCTAAACGCTGTTGGAGACATAACAGTAGCAGGTAAATTTAATATATAATGGCACAGGTATTTTGGGAGCAAATAAGAAATGAATTACCAGCAGCCGGAGAGTTTTTAACCGGATCGCTTAATATATCAGGTTCTTTTAGTTCAACTGGATCTATATTCATTGAATTAGAAGCTAATACCGATGTTTTTAGTATTAAATCCGGCGGTTTAGAGAAGATAAAAGTAAATAATCAAGGTACCTTACAGCTTATACCTCAATCCACAGCACCAACAGCTGTTGAAGGTGGAATGTTTTACAGCTCCAGTAATGACTTCTACTTTGGTTTTCAATAGCTAATACTATTTATTATAGATTATATAAACATACATTAATAAAAACAATATATACAATTAAAGCATGGCAACTTGGAAAAAAATTATTGTATCCGGATCAAACGTATCGCAATTAGCGAATGATGCAGGATACTTAACATCTGTTACAGCTCAAACAGCATACGTTACCGCTTCGGTAGGAGGCACACACCTTATAGCAAATGACTCACAAGGAAAGTTAAATTTTGCAACTGGAAGTACCCAAATTACATTATCAGCAAATGCAGGTACGGATACATTAACATTTGGATTAGGTAACGGAGTAGTTTCTGGATCAGCACAAATCAATGGAGCAAATATTATTTCTGGCTCCATATCTGGAGTTACTCTAGGAGGTAGTCTAGCTAATTTAACTGTTGATAACTCATCTATACAGTTAAACACAGGAACAACATACAACGGCTCAGCAGCTAGAACAATTAGTATTAAAGCTGATGGTATAACTAACACTATGTTAGCTAATATGACCCGTGGTACTATCAAAGTAGGTGGTACTTCAAATGCACCAACAGACTTAGATGCAAAAACATCTGGGCAAATTCTAATAGGTGACGGTACAGATATTGCATCGGTAGCAATAAGTGGAGATGTAACTTTAGCTGCAAATGGTGCGGTAGCAGTAACTAAAGTACAAGGTGTTGCATTAACAAGTGGAGAAGCTACTCAGTTAGCAACAATTGGATCAACTACCATCTCAGCAACTCAATGGGGTTACTTGGGTGGAATGGACCAAGATGTTAAAACTAACTCTAATGTTAATTTTGCTAACGGTATATTTTCCGGCGACTTAACAGTTAACGGTACAACAACAACAGTAAATACCGATAACTTAAATATAGCAGATAAGTTTATCTTAATTAATTCTGGATCTTCAACAGCAACTGACGAATCGGGTATTATATTTGGAGGTTCTAATGGAACTGCAGGAAATGGAGCAGCAGTAGTTTGGAATGGAGATTATAATAGTAATGATGGTCGTCTTGCAATTGCAAACAGTGTAAATGCGACAGCTACAACAGCAGCAATAAGTTACTATGTAGGAGGTGTATTTGACGGTTCTTCAGCAGATGCTGCAACTGCCAAAGCAGATCATAGAGGAAACATTAGAGTAGATTCCTCAAATGATATATATATTTACGTATAGAGAATAAAATTATAAAAAAGGTTTATAGAAAGATTATGGGATTAATTGACAAAATTAGCCCTAAGCCTAAAAAGGCGGAAGGGTTATCAATAGAAGAAGCAGAATTTATATTAGCTAAATTAAGATTAGCAACTTATAAAGGAGAAGAATTTGAAATGTTTTACGGTATCTTTAGAAAGATAGGAGAACATATTAAATCAATTAAATAAAAGTTTAAGGTCCTTCGGGACCTTTTGCTATTTATAAAATATATTCGTATATTATACGATATTATTGGCCCGTAAGGGAAGTGGGCTAGAATGTTTCTAGTAACCAACCATAATAAACAAAGATATGCCAAACTGGAAAAAACTTATTACAAGCGGTTCTGATGCTACGCTAAACTCATTAAATGTTGACAACGGAGCTATAATTATATCCGGAAGTGATTCCGACGCAGATTCAAGAAATTCTCAAATACTTTCTCAACGATCATTAGAATTTAGAAGTACTGGAGGAGGTACCGATAATATATTAAAATTAGAACATAACGGAAACGTCGGGATCGGGGTGGCTGCTCCAGGAGAAAAATTAGAGGTAGTAGGTAACATAAGCGCTAGTGGAGATATATACGCTAGTTCCATTATTGCTCCAAATATTAATAGCCCAGCTATTACTTTATCTGCAGGTTCAGATTCACTGGTAGAACAGTTATTTATACACGGCAGTAGCGGTATACCTGTTATAGGACTAAAAGCAGCAATATCAAATAGTTCATCAACTTATGCTACAGGTTCAGCAGGACAGGTAATTTCATCTACTCCAGGTGGATGGAATTGGGTAGATGCAGACTCAGGTCCTCAAGGTACAACAGGATCATCAGGTCCAACCGGACCGACAGGTGGAACAGGTGGGACAGGTCCAACAGGACCAAACGGCCCAACAGGTGGAACAGGTCCGACAGGTCCAAACGGTCCAACAGGAGGCCAAGGAACAACAGGAAGTACTGGACCAACTGGACCAGACGGACCGACAGGTCCTAATGGAGTTCAAGGAACAACAGGAACAACTGGATCAACAGGTCCAACAGGAGGTACCGGACCAACAGGTCCAACAGGAGGTACAGGCCCAACTGGACCGACAGGTCCTAATGGAGTACAAGGATCTACTGGAACAACTGGAAATACAGGCCCAACAGGACCGACAGGTCCTAACGGAGTCCAAGGAACAACAGGAACAACTGGGAATACAGGACCAACAGGACCAACTGGACCAAACGGAGTTCAAGGTTCAACAGGTGGAACAGGTCCAACTGGAGGAACAGGTCCAACAGGACCAAATGGAGTACAAGGAACAACAGGTACAACTGGCCCAACAGGGAATACCGGATCAACTGGACCAACTGGACCTAATGGAGTACAAGGATCTACTGGTACAACAGGAAATACTGGACCAACTGGATCAACAGGACCTAATGGAGTACAAGGACCAAACGGTCCAACAGGAAATACCGGATCAACCGGACCGACAGGTCCGACAGGATCTCAAGGAACAACAGGAACAACTGGAAGTACAGGTCCAACAGGACCAAATGGTCCGACAGGGCCTAATGGTGTACAAGGACCTAATGGTCCGACAGGATCTACTGGACCAACTGGATCAACAGGTCCAACTGGTTCTCAAGGAACTACAGGAACAACTGGGAATACCGGACCTACAGGTTCGACAGGACCGACAGGCCCTAACGGAGTACAAGGACCTAATGGTCCGACAGGATCTACTGGACCAACTGGACCGACAGGATCACAAGGAACTACAGGAAATACAGGATCAACCGGACCAACCGGTTCGACAGGACCAACAGGACCTAACGGTGTTCAAGGTCCTAATGGACCGACAGGAAATACCGGATCAACTGGACCAACTGGATCAACAGGATCTCAAGGATCTACAGGTTCAACTGGACCGACAGGAAATACCGGACCGACAGGACCTAATGGAGTACAGGGAACTACTGGAACTACAGGACAAGATGGAAACTTTGGTGGAGCTTCATTCCAGTATAATTTCCAAACAAGTACGACATTAGGGCCTTCAATAGGTAATGTTAGATTAAATAACTCTACCCAAGCATCATCAACAATAATGTCCATTAACCAGACAGATGGAGATGGTACTAGTATTGAATCATTTATGGAATCCATTGATTCTGTTACTTCAGCAATTAAAGGCCACGTAAGAATAGCAGAAAAATTCGATACAGGTGATTTCTTACTATTTGCTATATCAGATTTAACAGATGTAGGTGGTTATTGGAATTTAACTATTTCAAATGAATCTCAAGGGGGTAGTGCATTAGTAAATAATTCTGCTGCTATTTGTTCTTTTGTAACAACTGGTGATAAAGGAGTACAGGGAACAACTGGTACAACAGGAAATACCGGACCAACTGGATCAACAGGTCCAACAGGAGGAACAGGTCCGACTGGACCTACAGGAGGAACAGGGCCAACAGGACCTAATGGAGTTCAAGGAACAACAGGAACAACAGGTAATACAGGTCCAACAGGACCAAACGGACCGACAGGTCCAACTGGACCAACTGGAGGAACAGGCCCAACTGGATCAACCGGACCTAATGGAGTACAAGGCCCTAATGGACCAACTGGATCAACCGGACCAACAGGATCAACCGGACCGACAGGGTCAACTGGTTCTCAAGGAACAACAGGAACAACAGGTAATACAGGTCCAACAGGACCAAACGGACCGACAGGTCCTAATGGAGTACAAGGTCCTAATGGACCGACAGGAAATACCGGATCAACTGGACCGACAGGTCCGACAGGATCTCAAGGAACAACAGGAACAACTGGTAATACAGGACCTACAGGTAGTACAGGTCCAACAGGACCAAATGGAG